AATTTCTTTGCTTAATTCTACACTCATTTTCATTCCTCTGCTGTGTCTTCATCAACACTTGGTTCAGCTGTCTCAACCGGATGCTTGCCAAACTCTGTGATGATTGTGTCTAAACATCCGTCATCGTTGGCTTCCCACTTTTTACGGAACTGTTTGATAATCTCGCCATCCAGTGTGGTATAGACCAAACTGTTGCCTTCTTTCTTTAACAGGCCTTTTTTCTCAGCCAGATCCACCATGCCTGAGTATGGACTCATACCTGTGGCATATGGAATCTTGACCTGCACACCTTCAAACGGCTTGGCATAGCGTGTTTTCATGATCTTGCAACCGGCGCGGATACCGTTGACTTCACTTACTTTGTTGCCATCCTCATCTTCTTTCAGCTTCATTTTCTTCATGGCTACCACAATGCTGGATGCATAGATAAAACCTTGACCACCGGAGATCTTGTCATCTGGATCAAACATGTCCTGACTGGCATAGGTATGATTGGTACACACCATGCCCACGTTGTAGCTGCCAAACATGTTGACACAGTTACGAACCAAGGCTGTGAGTGCTTTGGGTTTACGACCCATGTCGCCTTTGAGGTCACCTGCTTCAAACTGATTCATGTCGGTCGGAGTCAACAACATACCAAGCGAATCAATAACAAACAGGACCTTCATACGGTCACCGTCGGGTAAGGCTTTGTAATCGGTCATGAAGGTGGAAATTGTTTTGGCAACATCATCAATCATGGCCATGTTGAGTTTAAGCAACTTTTCTGGACTGGTGTCTACCCCGAGTGCGTGTAACCACTTTTCATCAAGTGCGTTTTCTGTGTCAACCAAGATAGGAAAAATACCTTGCTCTTGTGCGTGTCGAACAATGTTGCCACTACAGATGTAGCTTTTACCTGCGCCGGATTCACCCGCAAACACTGTAACTTTACCAAGCGGAATGCCCTTGTTAAAGTCGCCCGAAATAAGATAGTTCAAGGCAAAATTGCCTGTTGAAATCCAATCAGTTGGATCGTTGAATCCAATACTAAGTCCGTCAATGCTCTTGGTGATGTCCTTGCGGAACTTGCTGATATCAAATGGTTTTGCCATGATTTTTCCTTTAATTAATTGTAAGTTTTACTTGATTGCCTGCTTTAGAGTTGTTATATAACATTGTTCTATAATACTTGAGATTTTTCTCAAGGTCTACTATGTTGGCAATTGGCAACTGACATGCGATTGGTTTTGCGCCAGTTTGTTCACACCAAGACACAAATTCTTTACTGTATGAAATTGTTTGCGGTCTGGACAAATTTAATTGAAATGCATATTCCAAAGTTTCATAGTTGTAATGATCGACACACTCTAAATTTGTATCCCAATACTGCCATTTGTCATAATATTGTCTGCCTACATAAGTGTATCCAAAACTAAGATTGACTACGTTGTTGCTACTTACCATACTGTCCACAAACGGGTTATCAAAAACTTTCCATTTTGCATCAGATTTAAATTCAATGTCTGTAGAAAAAAAGTTTTCTAGTCTATGCACGGTCATATTGACTTCCTCATACGGAAAAATAAATCCCAATTTTTGCATCGTTTCTGCCAATCGAAGTTTACGAATATCGTCGGGCAACATGTCATGTAGTTTCCATCCGATTTCACTGATTTGTTTGTCTGTTGAAAAACGTAAAACATCTATGTTGACAATTTGATTTTGTGACAACACCCACTGTTCGTGTTGTTTGTTCAAAAACCGTTGATCCAAGTAGTCGAGCAAGTTGGTATTTTCAGGAAATCTAATATCACATAGACTGGGCATGATAGAATTTGTTAAACTCAAAGCAGTGTGTAGTTCACTCAGAAGAGTGCTAACAGTATTAGAAATATGTTGACTGTCTGAAAATCTATTACATCTTGCATCGTTTGTTTTAGAAACAAAATATTCTATTAGGCCATCATTGGCAACAACTGTAAGAGGAATACAGTCATTGGTATTTTCAAAGAGTAAGTTTAAGTTCATTTTGGATAGTAGCACAGGGGTGACCCCTGTGCTATACGCTATATTATTGCTTTTGACGAGCGCGAATCATTGCCAAAATGTCTTGTGCTTTGTCACTAGAAGCTGGTTTGGCCGCCACTGGAGCTGTTGCCACAGCTGGTTCGTCGTCATCAAAGTCGCTTGATGCCGCTGGTGCAGCTTTGGCCGCAGGTGCCGGAGTATCTTCATCTGCTGCTGGTGCTGGTGCGGCACTACCGGCTGGAGCATTAACGCCGGCCGGGCGGAAATACTGTCCCCAACGTTCGGTGTCATAGCTTTGGCCATCAACGCTGGCTTCAAACATTTCTTTGATAACTTTGAGTTCAACTTCGCCGGGTTTCTTGGGCATAAATGTGCTCAAGTCAAACAGGCCATGTTTCTCAACAGCCGCTTGTTCGGCTTCGGTCAATGCCGATTCTTTACGTGCCCACTTGCTTGCGTTGTAGTCAGCAAAGCCGCCTTTTGAACCTTTGCTGATACGGAAGTCCAGACCACGCAGGTAGTCGGTTGGCAATTCTTCCAACTCTGGATCCATCAGGGCACCTTTGATAGTGGTAAAGATCTGAGGACCAATGATGAATCTACGGATTGGATTCTCTGGAGTCTTGTCATCGCTGAGTGGGTTCTCACGCACAAAGCCTTGGAAAATGTAACTGCGTTTTTTCCAATACTTACGGCCCATTTCTTCAAGACTTTTGTCTTTGAACCAAGTGCGAACTTCGGTCAGCACTGGACAAGTTTCGCCCCACATTTCCACGCAGGGAACTTGCACATACACTTGTTTGGATTCCATTTCACCTTTGATGCCATTAAATGGCAAACGGATCATGGCACGTTCTTGCCAAAAGAATGTGTTCTTGGTGTTGCCGTCTGGGAGGAATCGGAGTGTTGCGGCTGCGCCTTCTTCCATGTTCCAGTGTGGATAAATTGCGTTATCACCACCTGTGGAGTTGCCGCCTTGTTTGTTACCTTCTGATTGTGCGAGTCTCGCACGGATTTCTGCTAATGATGCCATAATAGTTGCCTTTCGAGTTTTATGGTTGTTGCCTATCTAAAATTTAGATCGAGTTGCCTGTGATACTAAAGAAAAAAGCGTATGCACTGATGTAGTATATACGCTTTGTTCGGTAGCGTCAAGAGTATTTATGACGCGGTTGTTCTAATTGTAGAATTACTTCTTCATTCCAGAAAGTTCTTTGAGTCGATCCAAAAAGCTGGTGTCTTTGTCGACCTGTTGCATCTTGCCCGAATGTCCATACTGGCCAGCCAGTGGAGAACGACTTTCATCTGCTACATCATCTGGATGCGGACGACCGTGGGCACGTCGGTAAAAATCAAATTGGGCTTTGCGATCTTTTTGTTTGACGTCTTGACGTGTTAATGGTGCTTGACCTGCTTGTTTACGCTGTATGGCCGGAAGCTCATAATCTCTAGGATTGGTAGGATCAATGGTTTCGTCGGTTTGCACTTCAAATGTTTTCTTAAATCCTGTTACAAAATCACCAGGGTTTGGAATGCTTGCACCAACTGCTTTTCCTGCAAGGCCTGCATAACTGTCGTCGGCACCTTCGGCCATTACTTGATCGATAAGTTTTTTGCCACCATACAACACAGCCAACAGTATACCAATCGGTATTGCATACTTTACTGCTGTGGCTGCCAAATCTCCGATAGTTTTTCCATCAACTGCACTGCCTACCATTTTTGTAATGGCATCGGTAGCTCCGCCGATATCCTTATAAACTTCACCAACACCGCCTACTAAACTTTTGGCTGTGTCTGTAATGGCCTGGTATGCGCCAACGCCAACGCCAATTGGCGCCGCATTTTTTGCAACTACCTCTGCGCCTTGTTTGGCCACTTGACCAACTGCTTGTGCGCCTTGTTTGGCCACTTGACCAACTGCCGGTGCCGCTTGTTTTGCAGCTTGACCGCCTGCAGAAACCAAACGTCCTAATGCTGGTCCAATTTTTGATAGCAACGGCATAATAGCTCTGGCGCCAGCTGCTATAGCCGGACCAATAAATTCATTTAGTTGCTCCTCCTCATCTGGACCGCCTAATTTATCGCCAATCATTTGCCCAGCTGTTCCGCCAAGTGCTCCGCCAACTGTTGCTCCTACTGGCCCTAGTGCAGATCCAGCTGCCATTCCGGCCAATGTTCCAACTGTGCCGCCAGCAAGTTGACCTTTCCACCCTTCGTCGGTTTCTTCTTCGCCAATCAGACCACCTAGTGCGCTACCGATTGCACTGCCAACTCCGTCTAGTGCGCCAGAACCTGCGGCATACCCTAGTGCTCCGCCGGCCAAAGCTGGAACAATAGGATTAATACCATCATCATCATCCTCTTCATCAACTTCTTTTTCGATCAAACTGGAACCACCCGAAGTTGCAGCTTGCCCAAGTCCTGCACCAGCAATAGCACCCAGTGGGCCGCCAAATGCAAGTCCTGCTAGGCCGCCTGCGGCAGTGCCAAGAATACCTTCGTCGGTTGGTTCTAAATCACCAGTTGTATAATCTGGTGCTGGACGCTCTTTGGCAGGCACTCCGGCAATTTTTAAAATCTTTGCCAATGGATCTGCGGCTTCTTCAGCATAGTCACCGTGCATGACACTTTCACGTTCCATGCCGTAGTCTTCGTCTGGCATGCCAGGACTGCGGCTGCCATAACCGTCGATGCCCAAGTCTGCACCAAAACGGTCTGCTACCCATTCGTATGGATCACCATCGCGAGCTTTTTTGGTTCCGTATGGCATGTCGTCAAAGTAGTAGTCATACAGGGCATTGTGTAACTCATCACTAACTTCGCCAGTTTGTTCAAAGTCGCGAACGTCACGCTTGAATGTGTTGAGAATGTGTTGCAATGTGCTACCGGTGCTGTCAGTAAGAACATTTTCAGTTAGGCCAGCGGCACGTCGAATAGCATTAAGACCTTCCGCCATGCCTTGTTCAACTTCTTGCTTATCAGCCCATTCATCTGGTGTGTCACGCCATCCCGGCTCTTGCTTATCATAATATCTATCGGCATCTCCGCCTTCCGCCACACCTTGCTCAGATGGTTCGAGATCAGCCGGATTAGTGGCTTCGGGTGGATTCATTTCAGCAGTATCGTCAATTTGCAGTTGATCAATTACCTTGCGCACTTCGGGCCAATCACTGAGTTCTTGTAGTCGATCATAGACCACTTGACGTGCATCAGCATTGGCATCACGTTCGGCTAGCTCTTCTAACTGATCAAACAGATGATCGTCGCCAACCAGATCATACAGTTGTTCGGTTGCGTTGGTGGCGTCGGCTCCAACTGGCAAATCCTTACTCAACAGCTCAATCAGTTTGTCTTGTTTTTCTGGAGTGTCTGGCAACGCCCATGTTCCTTCTACCAGGCGATCAGCCCAGGCTTCAAATATATTGGCTTCTTTCATTTCAGTTCCTTGTTGTTGTATTTTGGCCAGCAAGGGAAGTGCTGACTCAATTCTTGTGTCAATGCTTTGCTTGACAAAAAGATTCTTTAAACTTTCAATCACCACATCCTGTTCTGAAATTTCAGCTGGGCTCCATGATTCAAAATAAGTGTTATATCCAGTTCGAGTACCAAGCCCTTTGAGGCTACGTTGCAAATTTGATTGATATTCCTGAACTTGTTCTAATAATTGTTGTGTGTCACCTTCAAAGATCTGTCCTTGATTGGCTCTGCGGAAACGACTCAATACATTTAGTTCTGTGACCATTTCGGCAATGTGATTGCCTCTGGGATCATATGGACGTCCACCTTGACGCACATGCTCCAACATGGCACGGCCACCAGTTAGGCTCTTGAAAGGTAACTTGTAACGCTCACTGTCGGCTGTTTCAATAAACAAACTTTCAATGTAACGGAATCGAGCATCACCTTCACTAATGTTCTTTTTGTGGCGGATCATTAGTCTAGCTTCAGTTGCGGCACCATTCCAGCTGGTGGTTCGATTTCCAGTCCATGATTCAAATAAGCCTTCTTTGATAGCCGCTTGCCCTTGCATACTGTAACGCAACCGATTCAAATTCTTGATGCCAAACGACATGAAGTTTCTGACAGCAAAATTTTTCAACTGTTCCAGGAAACTGAACCAGTCGTTTTTGTCGTCGCCTTCCATGCTTCTGCCCACATTGTCCGAGCAATACACTTCCAGCGTGTTGTCGTCGCCCAGCATGATGACCACAGTGCCGTAGTCTTTGCCCGAGTGGGCACGGAAATCAAAACTGTATATTTCAGTTTCTGCAGGATCTGCTGCAGGACGTCCAGAACTGTCCAGCATTTCTGGGTCAAAATCTCTACTGACCAGTAGATCAAACAATTTGCGAGCGGGTGTAATATCTGCCATAGTAGTGTATTTAGCGCATTACTGAGATGAACGGCATAGGAGGAATTATGTTATCTCCGTGGTCTCTCAGCTGAGTATCTATGCTGTTGTCATAGGTTTGTAGCAGTTGTAGCATGCGCACTGTCAGCACTGTGCTCATTACCAAGTCGTCGGTTTCACCAATTTTGGCTGCATAGCCTGCGCCAGCGGCCACAAAGGTTTTGAGTTCGCTAACCAGGCTTGAACTGCGTATTTTCATACGGCCTGACTCGATCAGAGTTTTTAACTTGTTGCAGGCTGCCAGCTTGGGTTTGTTTGTAGTGTTGAATCCTTTGCGGTATCTTTTATTTCCGCCATTGTGCGGATCGCTTAGAAAATAGCCCTGTATATTTTCCTCACCGTATTCATCAATCGAAATCAATGCAGCTTCGCCAATGGTATTGTTTTCTATACTAAAATAGATTTTTTGTGGATCCTTGACTGTTTCATTGATGTGAGCACAAATGGCCGCTAAAATGCGAACCTGGTCGGGTATGGGTGTTCTATTGTGACGCCACTCAGCCACTTGTTCTGTGGTTTCTGCTTCAAATATCTGTATAGCAGCCGCATCGCCACCGGTGCCTAAACTAGGATCAAGTCCAATCACATAAGTGCGTCCTGCCTTAGGGCGTTGATACCAACGAACTTGCCCGGTTTTATACAAGGGTTCATGTCCTTGCAAATCTAATAGTTTAGTTGGTGCTATCAGTGTTTCGTCATTTATAACAAATTCGCAACCCATTTCTCTGCGGAAACGATCATCGCCTAGCTGTGCTCGCTGTTCACTGGCCCATTTTTCATCGCGGTCTGGATGTTCGTTCCAGTAA